AAACTGTCGTTAATGGTGAAAGGTAGGGTTGTTCCATTTGTTGAAATAAGGCTAATTTGCAAATAAGAAGGAGCTGGTTGAGTATAAATATCATCTCGACCAGATTTATGCCGAATGTCGCTAATTGCAATGCTTGTATATTGAGTTCCAGCGACAGTCAATTTCCACTCAGGATTAAAGACAGTCATTAATTACCTCGAACGCTTGTGCCACTCAATGCTGGAATTGATCTTGCAGAACTTTCAGTTAAAACCTTTGATACAGCTCTTGCTGCACTTTCACTATCCAATGCATTAACTGTGATGTTATTTGTAACAGTTGGAGCAACCCCACCACCACGATAACCTGCCTGAGAAGGAGCAATGGTTGCAGTTTGTCCAAAATCTGTTGCCAAACCAGCTGTAAGTCCAACAGCTGCTACGGCTGCCGCTGCTGTTCCAACAGATACGCCACCTGTTGCAAACGCGGTTGCAATGGCTGCTGTTGCGGCTGAATTTTTCAAAGCAACAAATGCTTCAACCAATAATCCAATTGCTGATATGAATGCACTTATTTTATTAACCACAAATACAGTTGCAATAATACCGCCCAAAATAATTAACTCATCTTTAATGCTAATGACAAATTTGATAACTGAAATCAATTGCTGACCGAATTCATACGCGCCTTTTGTGGCATCTGTTATTCCAGCTGTTACGCTGTTATCACCAGTTAAACCAGCAGCAAATGCTTGGATATTTGGAACAACTGTTGCCAATACATAATCGGCAAATTCCTTGACAATTGGCAAAAGTGCATAACCGATTTTTTCTTTGGTTTCATTTAAGGCAATGGTGATTTGCTTTGTTTGAAATTCAAAGTTCGTTGCTTCATTAGCAATAAATCCGCCATAAGTATCTTTAAGAGTTCCAACAATTTGATTAAGATCACCATGTTTTAATACAGAAGCATCAATGCCTAATCCAAGTTTTCCTAATGCTCCAGTAGATCCATCGTAGGCTTTACCAAGTGCATTGGTTACAGATGATAAATCCTTGCCAGTTGCAGCTGAAATGTTTTGTGCTAAATCTAGTAATTCCTGTGCTTTTGCAACATCGTTTGTTGAACGAATCAACCTGGCTAATGCTGGTCGGATAACTTCATCAGTCGTTGCAGTTGCAATCGATTGCTTGGTGATATAAGTATCAATTGCAGCAATTTGTTCCTCAGTAGCACTTGTGCTGGCTCTGATTGTCTGCTCTAAAGACTTACGAGATTTCTCATCCTCAGCAGCTGCTTTAACAGCTGAATAAGCATAGGCGGCAACGGCTGCTCCAGCGGCAGCAAATGCTAAAGCGGCTTTACGCCCAAAATCAGCAATTTGATCGGCTGAATTATTAACTACCTTATTTGCATCATCTAAACCTTTTTTAAGGTTATCAATATCAGCTGCAAGAGCTAGGGTTAAGGTTCTACTTGCCATTGTCCCACTCTTTCTTTATGTCAAGAATTATTTCCTCAAACTCTTTAATTATAGTTGGTTGCAAATGTCTAATTGTTGGATAAATAAACCAACCTCTTGATCCAGGACCATTTGGCATAGGACCAGACCATCTTGGAAATTGTGGATAATTCTTTGATCCAAATTCAGCAGCTGCGCCAATACCTTTACGATTGCCCTTTGGATCATTTCTTGTATTAAATTGAGTTGTTGCTCCACCTGAAAATTTCTGTGAAGCAAAACCAAATGAAATCTCACCAAGTAAAGATGATTTTTTTACCTTGCCACCTTGTGCAACTCGATCAGCAACCTTACCTCTTGAAGCAGCAATGCTACGAATTTCTTTTAATTCTCTTTCAGCCAATTCGCCAACTCTGCGCTTGGTTTCCTCAATGGCAATTTCACTCATATTTCGAATTACTTTTGCAAATTGATTTAATTCTCTTTTATCATAGACGATCAGAGGTTCGGTGCTAGTCGCCATTTCTCTGCTCCAATATCTCGATCGCTGTTAGAATGTCCTCGCCATCAACCCATTCGCTCATTGGTATTTGTGTGGCTAATGCCAACTGAACCAATAATCTGTTTAGGCTTCCGACTGGATGGCTTTTGGGCTTACATCACCGACTTGAACATCGGCAACAGTTTCCATCCAAGCATCATAGGGTTTGACAGGTTTTCCACCCTCAGCACGCTTATGTGCATGATAAGCCAAAAACATAAGATCAGAAATGCCCATTTTCTCAGCTGCCTGACCAATGATATTTCCTGTCTGTTTTTCCCATTTTGCCCACTCAGGCGGTTGGGCAATATAAGTTGCTTGCTCGCCTGAGTTATATTCAATTGTAATTGGTAGTTTCATTTTGCTCCCGGTTTTCTACTATTAGCTGACTGTTAAAGTCGGCTTTGCTGTGCATTGTAGTGTAAATGAAACCTGTTGTGCATCCTTGCCACTTCCATTTGGATTTGGAAAGTTTGGATAAACAGATCCAGTAAATACTGCGCCAGTTGCAGCTGTGAATGAATATGTCAATGCTGTATCTGGAGCTGATGATGCTGCTGCCCATAATAGTTCGCATACTGAATACGCTGCTCCAGTTGATGCGCCCCAATCGGCAAGGATTGTTAAATCCATTGTTGCATCAGAATCAATTGATTTGAATACGCGACCATCAAGAGTTTCATACGCTTGACGATCTAAAGTTGTGTTTAACGCAACTGATAATGCTTGGGCATCGTATGACTTACTATCAATAGTAAGAGCCAAATCGCGCCCTGTGATAACTGTGGTTGCCACTTTGATCTCCTTTAGGTTTGGTTGTAGTAAGTCGAAACTCTAATATCTGCAATTAGCAGAGTTGATGCTCCTACTTGACTTACAGTTGGTCTTTCGACTGAACTGACTTCATACCCTGATGGGATAACTGCCAGAACGCTCATGAGTAGTTGCTCGATATTGTCCAGCGAGGCTGGATTGCTATTGTAAGCAACGGCAACTGATATGGTCATATTGATTTTGCATTTAATGACCGATTTATTGATTAAATCAAATTCTAAATATGGTGAATCTGGAACGCAAACCACAGCTGGTGGAATAACAGATTCTGGAACATAAGAATAAACATTTCCTGCAACAGATGCTAATGCTGTCGCTAAAGGTTGTCTAACGGCTGAAAGAATAGTTGATGATGGCATTATTGAGCGATACTCTCCACATCAATATAAGCACCAAGCAAGCCAACGCATCTATTGAATAATGATCTGCCCATTCTGAATGGTGTTGGTGAGAAATCTATTCCTTCGATTTGTCCTCCGCCTGCAAGTCTTGATTGAAAGACTTCGAGTGAAACGGCAAAGACTGCTGATCGAACAGGCTGGTTTCCAACATAAGTTGATGCGCTAGAAAGGGTAGCACTTCCGGATGGGATGACATTAGCTTTGAGTAAATCGGCATTAGTGATCGATGCTGAAAAGGTATATTGTCCAAGATTGTCTGCCAGCACAGTTCTTGTGCCGTTGTAAGGTGATCCGCATCCTGCAATGACAACTGATTGTCCTTCGGTGAATTCATGAATTCCTAGTGTAGTGAAAGTTGCGACATTTGTCGTTAAAACTGTTGCTTGAATTGGACTTTTGAAAGTCGTTAGCATTGGAAGGATTACACCCTCAGCTGTATCAATAACACCATTCAAATATGTATCATCATATAAGGATGATGACACACCAAGCACACTTCTCAACTCTGTGGCTGTGATTATGGTTGGCATGTCATCTCCTTTTTACTCCCATTTATAGCTGCCTACCAGCGGGAGCACCAGTAGGCATTAGATTACTTACTTATTAGGTAAGGTTAAATCTACGAACTCCTGCACCATAAATAGGAGCAATTGCATAATATCCATAAAGAGCGATCTGCATTTGTCCATTAGCAAGTGCTTGAACTTGTAGCTGTGTTGTTGGAGATTCAAACCACTTAAACGCATCTGGAGCAACAATAAATGCGCTCTCATCGATAAGTGTTGTAACTGACATGTGTGGATCAACTGCAAGATTAAGTCCTAGAACTTGACCTGTAATTGATTGACCTGAAACATTACCAGGAGCATTTGAAGGTTGTGCAGCTGTAAATAGAGGGCGATTTGTTGTGTCATCGCTTCCAAGAATTGTTTCCCACCATGCTGTGTTAGCAACAAGGTTTGTGGCAAACTTTCCTGAAGCTTTATATGCAGCAGGAACTTCCTTAGCAATATAAGCCTTTAATCCTGCAATTGTTGCAGCTTGTGTTGATGCTTGTGTTCCGGATGCTGTAAAAGCAGCAATTACTGCTGAATCGCAGTATTTAGCGTATGCATCAGAAAGTTCTGTAACAAGGGCATCCATAAATGCAGGAGAACTTCTATCAATTAGCTCCCAGCTTATAGTCTGGATTCCACTTGCCTTCTTAACATCAACTGTAACATAAGTTGAGGTCATCTCGTCGCCACCTAGTGCGCCATTTTCTGCCTCAATTGTTATTGATGGCGCTTGAGATAACTTTGGAAGTGTAAAAGACATCCCAGAATTTGGTAATACGCCCTTTGAAATGCTATCTACTGCTGGGCGACCCTTAATTGTGTTTGTGTAAAACTCATTAAGGTGTGGGGCTAATGTAAGCCCTGTGTTTGTTGATGTGTCGTCTGTGAATTTAACATATTGACGGCTCTCATCATTGCCCATTGCAGCTTTGATTGAGTGCTCCAAATATGAAGCAGCAGACACAATTGGTGAGCGTGGCTTTGTATAAGCAACTGGTTGATTTGCTACTACTGCCACAGGCTCTGACTTTGCAGCTTCTACCGCTTCGGTTGCGATAGGAGCCTCTGATTTAATCTCAGACACTTTGTCCTCCTGTGTTGTTGTATCCTCAGCGGTTGCTTCGGAATTCTCTGGTGTTGTTTCAGTCGCTACGACTTTTTCAACTCTTGCTGATGCAATTGCAGGATCAGACACCAAACTGACCTCAGCCAATGAACTCT